CTTGCAGGTGTTACTTTCGACTGGGTGTCTGATAATGGTTACTCGGTAGGCGGAACTGCGGCACGTACAGTCGATGGTGTTGACTGGAGTGGATTGAATGGATTCATCGATGAATTCCGTGTTCAAGTTGGCACGAAGGCAGAACTTCTAGAACCAAGATATACTGTTGTTGGTGTTGATAACGTAATAGTAACTACTGAAGCCGCATATAGTGCAGATGATAAAGATGCCGTACTGTTACATTTCGATGCAATCAGTGCAACCGCTACATCTACAATCGATTCGGATGGTGTGATAGATTCATTTATCTTGACAAACTCGGGTATATATTACAACGAACCACCGACCGTAACGATTTCTGCTCCATACAGTGTTAATGATTACAAACGTGGTGAGATAGTAACACAGTCTGGTAGTGGATACTCCATGACCGGCGAGGTTGCAAAATGGTCTGACTCGGACAATACTTTGTATCTGGCTCATGTGGGTGCGACAGACGGTAAGTATCATACATTCAATACAACAAGAGCGGTAGTTTCTCCTAGTGCAACCTATGCACCGAATCTGGTAGAAGAGTTACAACAAATAGAAGAGGTGGCCGCAGGTCTTTCTCAGGGAGATTACTTTGATGATTTCGAAAGTGATTTTTTAGATTTTTCTGAAGGAAATCCGTTTGGAGATATGTCATAATGTTCGGAACACATTTTTATCACAAGAGAGTAAGAACTGCGGTATCCGTATTCGGTTCTTTATTTAATAACATATATGTGTTGAGAACTAACTCGGCAGGAGAGACTATCTCTCAAGTCAAAGTTCCGTTATCATATGCCCCCAAGAGAAGTTTCATTCAACGTCTTCAGGAAATGAGAGAAGGTGAAGAACAGGAACGTAGAGTTGCAATTAAGTTGCCTCGGATGTCTTTCGAGATTACTTCTATGGCGTATGACCCTCAGAGACAACTACCCAAGACAAATACGTTCTCGACAACACTGCAAGGTAGTGAGACTAAACGTAATAACTTCTATGTGTCCGTACCATATGATATGACATTTGATGTCAACGTATATGCAAAGAGTCAAGATGACGCATTGCAAATGGTCGAACAGATTATACCATATTTCAACCCATCATATACGGTTGGTGTAAAACCTTTCAGTTCAGAGTTCCCCGAGATAAAAGAAGACGTACCTATTACATTACAGGCAATATCTTTCTCGGACGACTTTGAAGGTTCTGTTGGTGATCGAAGAACCATCATATACACACTATCATTCGGTATGAAAATAAACTTCTACGGCCCAACCTCACAATCACCGGTCATACGCGAAGTTAATAATAATCTATATACTATAGGAGCAGACGGAGATCTGTTTCACACACGCATCCAAACTACACCAACTCCGGTTGGAATTAGTGCAGATAGCGACTATGGATTTTTAGAATTATATTTGGATAGTGCATTTTAATGTCAGATGATAGTAATGATAACATCAAAAGTGATTATGACTATTCTAGAGAGACCTACTACGACCTAATTGAAAAGGGACGTGAATCTCTGGAACTCATGATTGAAGTTGCACGTGAGAGTGAACACCCTCGCGCATTCGAAGTATTGTCTGGTATGATAAAAGGTATTGCTGATGTTAACGATAAGTTAATGGATCTCCAGAAAAAGAAAAAGGATGTCGAGAAGTCTGATGTTCCAGCTCTGGAGAATAGAGGTAATACCACCAACAATGTTTTTCTGGGTTCAACAACCGAACTCCAACGATTTTTACAGAATGAGAAACAAGTGATCCCGCATGACGACTCAGACTAAAGAGAGCTACCTCGGAAACCCAATGGTGAAGCGGGATGGGGTTGCCGAGAATTGGACAGAAGAGAAGATAAAAGAATACCAAAAGTGTATGGGAGACCCCGTACACTTCTGTCGTACATACGTAAAGGTGGTGCATCTTGACCGTGGTCTGGTTAATTTTGATTTATACGAATATCAAGAAAAGATGTTTGACCATTTCGAAAAGAATCGTTTCTCTATCGTACTTGCATGTCGTCAATCCGGTAAGTCAATCAGTTCGGTTGGGTACCTTCTATGGTATGCTTGTTTCCATTCCGAGAAAACTATCGCAGTACTTGCAAACAAAGGTGCAACCGCACGAGAGATGCTCGCACGTGTTACACTCATGTTGGAAAACCTTCCTTTCTTTTTGCAGCCGGGTTGTAAGGCACTCAACAAAGGTTCTATTGAGTTTAGTAATAATTCTAGAATCATTGCCGCTGCTACTAGTGGGTCTTCTATTCGTGGTATGTCTGTTAATCTTCTTTTTCTTGATGAGTTTGCTTTCGTTGAGAATGCGGCTGAGTTCTATACGTCAACGTATCCTGTTGTATCTTCGGGTAAAGACACCAAAGTAATCATCACCTCTACCGCAAATGGTATTGGTAATCAGTACGAAAAGATTTGGACTGGTGCTGTTCAAGGAACGAATGCATACCAACCATTCCGTGTGGATTGGTGGGATGTGCCGGGCAGGGATGAGAAATGGAAGTTGCAAACAATTGCGAACACTTCTCAATTACAGTTCGACCAAGAATTTGGTAATACTTTCTTTGGTACGGGTGATACACTCATAGGTGCAGAAACCCTGATGGGTCTCAGAGCACAAAATCCTTCAAGTGTTCTTGAAGGGGGTGACTGCCTTATATATGACGAACCAATTAAGGATTACGAATACATCATGGCAGTTGATGTATCGAAGGGAAGAGGACAGGATTATTCTACGTTTAACGTAATCGATATTACCTCACGACCTTTCAAACAAGTCGCGGTGTATCGGTGCAATACTATTTCTCCACTACTCTTTCCTAACATTATATATAAGTATGCGAATCTCTACAATCAATCGTGGGTAGTCGTTGAATCAAATGATCAGGGTACAGTAGTTTGTAATGGACTATATTATGACTTAGAATATGAGAACCTCCACACCTCCAGTGCAACCAAGGCAGACGCACTCGGTATAGAAATGAACCGAAAAGTCAAGAGACTTGGGTGTTCCTCAATCAAAGACATTATAGAAACAAACAAAATAAACATAGTGGATGAGAACACCATCCTAGAGATATCAACATTCATAGGTAAAGGACAATCATACGAAGCCTCTAGTGGTAACCACGATGACCTTATGATGAACCTAGTGATGTTTGGATATTTCGTATCCACCCAATTCTTTGCGGATATGACAGACATTAATCTAAAGGACATGATGTTCCGAGATAAGATGTCCGCAATAGAAAATGATATAGTACCGTTCGGTTTCATTGATGATGGATCGGATTATATCGAAGAACAAGATAACACATACCAAGGATGGCACTCTATAGACACGATAGGTGATCGAGACTGGTAGAGAATAGTATTCTTATAAATACTAGTATTGAAAATAACCGTATTATGATTTACTTATCATTCGTTAACGAAACTAAAGGAAAATGCTATGGCTGTAAAACCCGCATCTCCACGGATCAATATCAGTGAGATCGACAAAACGGCAATCGTGCCTGCTGTCGGTGCTTCTGGTGCTGGTTTCGTAGGAAACTTCCGTTGGGGCCCTGTGCATGAACGAACTCTTATCTCTGACGAGACGGGTTTAGTTACTGCATTTGCCGCACCTAACGACACGAACTCAGTGGATTTTCATTCCGCTGCGTATTTCTTAAAATACTCACAAACTCTTCAAGTTGTTCGCGAGAACAATGGTGGACAAAACGCACACGGTGCAGTGACCAAACTTGCAGGTGACTCTGACCTTAACTCTATGATTGTCAACAATGGCTCTCACTGGGAAAATACTGTCAAAGACGCAGTAGGTGAAGGTGTTTCAAAAACTTCTAGTGGTACTTGGATTGCAAAATATCCAGGCGACATTGGTAACGCTTTGACTGTATCTTTCTGTCCTGCTGGCGACTCTGCAAGTGTTGATCACTTTACTGGTTGGTCATACGCATCACAGTTCAATGGCGCGCCCGGATCTTCTACTTATGCAACCAGCAATGGTGCATCTAATGACGAAGTTCACGTTGCTATTATTGACCGTACCGGTCTAATCTCTGGTACTGTTGGTGCAGTTCTTGAAAAGTTTGAATATCTCTCTGTTGCTAAAGGCGCAGTAACTCCTGACAATTCACCTAACTATATCTCTGACGTACTGAATGCAAACTCTCAGTATATCTGGAATGGTTACTTCGGTGATGACTCTGCCTTCGGTTCTGACTTCTTAGATCTTGGCGGAAACTGGGGAACTACTCCTGATGTAGATACTGCGACCAACTATGGTCTCGGTGCAGCTCTTGTAGATGGTGTTCGTACAGTAAATCTTGGTGGTGGACAAGCGTCTGCAACTCTATCTACTGGCGATATCTCAGAAGGTTACGATCTGTTCGAAGACAAACTCACTACCGAGATTGACTTCCTGATTGCTCCTATGCACCCAACTGCCGCACAAGGCGCGACTGTTACAAATGACCTAACGTCAATTGCAACTGCACGTAAAGATTGTGTTGTAATAACTTCTGTAGACAGAGACAATCTTGTGGGTAAGACCGATGCACAAGCAACAACCAATGCGGTTTCCTTCGTTGGCGGATTAACTAAATCCTCTTACTTAATTGTCGATAACAACTTCATCAAGATCTTTGATAAGTACAACGACAAGTACATCAACATCCCTGCTGCTTCAAGCACTGCGGGTCTGATGGCTGCTACTGACATTATCGCAGATCCTTGGTACTCACCTGCCGGACAGAGACGTGGTAATTATCGTGGTGTTACCGATATCTTAACTAACCCTAATCAAACCCAACGTGATTCTCTGTATAAAGCAGGTGTCAACCCTATCGCAAACATTCCAGGCACTGGTCTGATCTTGTTTGGTGATAAGACGTTGGAAAGCCGACCTTCTGCCTTTGACCGTATCAACGTAAGACGTTTGTTTATTGCGATTGAGAAGTCTATTGGTGAAGCTGCGAAAAACGTGATGTTCGAATTCAATGACGAGTTTACTCGTGCAGAGTTCGTAAATATCGTTGAACCTTTCCTCCGTAGAGTTAAGGGTCGTAGAGGTATAACTGACTTCCGTGTTGTATGTGATGAAACAAACAACAATCAAGAAGTTGTGGACAATAACCAATTTGTTGCAAGTATCTTCGTTAAACCCGCACGTTCTATCAACTTCGTTCAATTGAACTTTGTTGCTGTTAGAAGTGGTGTGGACTTTGAAGAAGTTATCGGCACGGTAGGAGCATAATACAATGGCTATTTTAGGTGTAGATGATTTTAAATCAAAACTAAAAGGCGGTGGTGCTCGTCCTAACCTCTTCAACTGTAAGTTGAACTTTCCTGCATATGCCCTTGGTGATGCAGAACTGACTTCTTTCATGGTGAAGGGTGCACAGTTACCTTCTTCTAACGTTGCTCCGATCACGGTACCTTTCCGTGGTCGTCAACTGAAGATTGCCGGTGACCGTACATTCGAAGAGTGGACAGTAACCGTCATTAACGACACAGGTTTTGAAATACGTGATGCAATGGAACGTTGGATGAACGGTATCAATTCGCACAATGCGAATACCGGATTCAATGATCCTGCGGATTACCAAACTGACCTGTCAGTAGACCAGTTGGACAAAGATGGACTTGTAATTAAGACTTACAACTTCCGTTCTTGTTTCCCAACCGTGATTTCTGCTATTGACTTGAACTATGATACAGTAGACACTATCGAAGAGTTTACCGTAACATTCCAAGTACAATATTGGGAGTCAGGCACAACTAGTTAAGTTGTGACTAAATATATGCGTAGGGGGATTTTCCCCCTGCGTATTATTTTTACTTTGAGGCAAAGATGGCAGACGACAATAACAGTATTATGAAATTATTCGGTTTCGAACTCAAAAGAGCATCGAAAAAAGAAACCGGTAAAGAAAATGATAAATTACCTTCTATCGTTCCGAAAGCGGATGACGATGGTGCGGGTTATGTAACTGCGTCTGGTTCTCACTATGGTCAGTACATTGACATTAATGGTGATAACGCAAAGGACAATGCAGAACTCATCATGAAGTATCGCGGTGTGGCCAACCATCCAGAAGTTGACGCAGCGATTGAAGATATTGTAAACGAAAGTATTTCTGGTTCGGAGACAACCTCTCCTGTAGAACTGAATCTAGACGGTATCGAAACGTCAGATAAAATTAAAAAATTAATGGTAGAAGAGTTTGATGGGATATGTTCCATGTTAAACTTTTCCGAGATGGGACACGACATATTCCGTTCATGGTATATTGACGGTCGTCTTGTCCATCACTTAGTAGTAAACGAATCTAATGCGAAGGCCGGTATCCAAGAGATCCGTCCTATAGACACCCCCAAGATTCGTAAAGTAAAAGAAGTAAAGTATAAAAAAGATACACTGACTGGTGCAAAGATCGTAGATAAAACCGAAGAGTTCTACGTGTTCCAAGAGAAGAGTTCTACGCAGAGTGCGGTAAAGATTTCTCCGGATGCAGTATCATATGTGACTTCGGGTCTTACAGATCCTAGCAAGAAACGTATTTTATCTTACTTACAGAAAGCAATTAAACCCATCAACCAGTTACGTATGATGGAAGATAGTCTGGTAATTTATCGTCTCGCACGTGCACCAGAACGTAGAATCTTTTATATTGATGTTGGTAACTTACCTGCTAACAAAGCAGAACAACACATGAAGGATATCATGGGTCGTTATCGTAATAAGTTAGTATACGATGCGAGTACCGGTAACCTTAAAGATGACCGTAAACATATGTCTATGTTGGAGGACTTCTGGTTACCTCGTAGAGAAGGTGGTCGTGGTACCGAGATTAGTACACTACCTGGCGGTGAGAACCTTGGGCAGATTGACGATATTGTATACTTCCAGAAGAGATTGTATCGTTCTTTGAATGTACCTATCAACCGTTTAGAACAAGAGTCACAGTTTAGTCTGGGTCGTTCTACCGAGATTTCTAGGGATGAAGTTAAATTCCAGAAGTTTATCGATAGATTACGTAAACGTTTTTCTGGCCTATTCACTGGTATCCTGAAGAAACAATTAATCCTCAAAGGTATCTGTACAGAACAGGATTGGGATATTTGGAAGAATGATATTCAGATAGACTTTGTTCGTGATAATCATTTCACCGAGTTGAAGGATTCTGAGATACTTAGAGAAAGACTAAGTACCCTTGACCAAGTATCACAGTACGTAGGTGAATACTTCTCACGTGAGTGGGTAATGAAGAATGTCATGATGATGTCTGATGATGATATTGAAGAAATGAAAAACCAAGTCGAAGCCGAGAACGCAAAGGGCGGAGATGATAATGAAGAAGACCTTGGAGTATAACTATGACTGAAGAAGTAGAAACTAATCCCATCCATGATTTGATTGATGCGATCCAACAACAAGATTTTAACTCAGCACAGGGTTCTTTAGATGCCGTGTTGGCTGATAAGATGCATGACGCATTGGAAGTTGAAAAGATTTCTGTTGCAGACACTATCTTTAACGGTGCAGAAGAAGATCAACTGGAGATAGACTTCGAAGATGACGATCTCATCGAAGATGAAATAGAAGATGAAACAGAATACGAGTCTGACGATATCGAATAAAAGTTTANTGTTAAAGATGGAATTTGTATAAATAATACCATAAACGGAAAAACTTAAAATGAAAACATTCGGTCAATTAAGAGAAGCTGTCGCTTCCAAAGGTAAAGTCGTCTTCAATAAGAAGATCGATAAAGTACCTGTTAAGATCGTGAAAGACTCGAAGGGTTTCGTTTTGTATATTGACGGTGATATGTTAGACACCTTCAAGGATCAAAAAGAAGCTGAGAAGACTGCAAAGACAGTCGTAAAGGAATTAAAATGAAACTGATTAGCGAATACTACGAAAACGACATTCAGTGTATCGTAGAAAAGAAAGAAGACGGTGCCAAGAAATATGTCATCGAGGGCGTATTCGCTCAAGCAGATCAAAAGAATCGCAATGGGCGAATTTACCCCAAAGCAATTATGGAACGTGCTGTAAATAAGTACGTTACCGAACAAGTTAGCAAGAAACGTGCGGTCGGTGAATTGAATCACCCCGAAGGCCCAACTGTTAACTTGGATAAAGTTTCGCATCTCATCACAGACCTCAGATTTGAGGGAAATGATGTGGTCGGAAAGGCACAAATATTGGATACTCCGATGGGTAAGATCGTTCAAGGTCTCCTAGAAGGTGGTGTACAACTAGGTGTGTCAACTCGTGGTATGGGAAGTCTAGTGAACCGAAATGGTGTCGCATATGTTGGTGAAGATTTTCACCTTGCAACTATCGACATAGTACAAGACCCCTCCGCACCTGATGCTTTTGTTAATGGTATTATGGAAGGTGTGGATTGGATCTGGAATAACGGTATTTTGGAACAACAGATAATTGAAGATATGGAGACAGAAATCAAAAATGCACCGAAGGCGTACAGTTCTGCTGTTCAAATTCGTGAGTTTAAAAATTTCCTCTCGTTAATCAAATCTAATATGTAAGGAGTCTATAATGACTGATGAAACTAATGTCGAAGTAGAACTTCACGATGATATTAACGAAATCGTGGAGGAAACTCTCGAAGAAAAAGCAGAACCTAAAGGCGCAGGCGCAACATCAACTGATGGTGTAACTGAACCTGAGTCTGTAGCGTCAGTAGATAAGGCGGCCGATGCAACTAAGAAAGCAACATTACCCAAGACAAAAGCGGGCATGATTAACTCTATGTACCAGAAGATGAACTCCATGAAAAAAATGGATCTTCAGGCTGCATACGGTAAAATGATGGGCGAAGATGTCGAGTTTGATGTTGAAGTAGTTGCAGAAAAAATTGATACAGTAAGTGAACTTGATGCACTCGTAGAGTCAGAGGCAACTTTGTCTGATGAGTTCAAAGAGAAAACTTCAGTTATCTTTGAAGCTGCTGTTAAATCTAAACTGTCCGAAGAAGTTTCTCGTTTAGAGGAACAATACCAAGAAGAACTATCTGAAGAAGTCGCGTCTATTAAGAGTGATCTTGTTGAGAAAGTTGATTCTTACTTAAACTACGTAGTTGAAACTTGGATGGAAGATAATAAAGTTGCTGTTCAGAACGGTCTCCGTACTGAAATCGCAGANAACTTTATGGACAAGATGAAGGATCTATTCNTAGAATCTCACATCGAAGTACCTGANNCCAAGGTAGACCTAGTNGATGAACTCGCANGTCANGTTGAAGAACTTGAAGAGAAGTTAAATTCTCAAACTGGTGAGNCCATNAAACTGTCAGAAGAACTCGAAGTGTTGAAGCGTGATTCTATCATTGCTGAAGCCGCTCGTGGTTTGGCAGACACCCAAGTCGAGAAACTGAAAGGTCTCGTTGAAAGTATCGATTTCGAAAGTGCGGAAGTATTCGCATCTAAAGTTGCTACTATCCGCGAATCTTACTTTTCTCAAAAAATTAGTGAAGAAGTTGCTGCCGTAGATGAGGAACCTGAAACAACAGTTGAAGTGTCTTCAAGCATGGACTCTTACCTCACTGCAATTAGAAAAACTTCTAGAACTCAATAAGGAATAACCAATATGAATTCTTACGATACTCTTATCGAAAAATGGGCTCCCGTCCTGAACGAAAGTTCTGCTGGCGAGATTAAAGATCATCAACGTAGAGCTGTTACTGCTGCAATCTTGGAAAACCAAGAGAAAGCAATGATGGAAGAACGCGCTCAACACGCAGGTTTCGGTTCTTTGAACGAAGCTGCGCCGGGCAACAACACCACTTCTGCGGGTAACTGGGATCCAGTATTGATCTCTCTCGTTCGCCGTGCAATGCCTAACTTGATGGCATATGACGTATGTGGCGTTCAACCAATGTCTGGCCCAACTGGTCTCATCTTCGCGATGAAGGCACGTTATGGTGCAGGTTCAACTTCTTCACGTGAAGCATTGTTCCAAGAAGCAGAAACTCAGTTCTCTGGTGACCGTACCGGTACTCACGATTCTGATAACGCTTCTGGTTTCAACGGCATCTCTGATGACTCTGCAACTGGTGTTCGCACTGTTGACTCAAGTGTAGACGATTCTCGTCTGACTTCACTTGCTGCAACTGGTATGACTACCGCTGCTGCTGAAGCACTGGGTGATGGTGTTGGTGCACCTTTCGCAGAAATGGGTTTCACCATCGAGAAGGCAACTGTAACTGCCGTATCTCGTGCGTTGAAAGCTGAGTACAGTTTAGAACTTGCACAAGACCTGAAAGCAATCCATGGTCTGGATGCAGAAACTGAACTTGCTAACATCCTCTCTACTGAGATCCTTGCGGAAATCAACCGTGAAGTTGTTCGTACTATCAACAGTCAAGCAAAAACTGGTGCTCTCCAGTCTAACGTTGCTACTAAAGGTATCTTTGACTTGTCAACTGATGCTGACGGTCGTTGGTCTGCTGAGAAGTTCAAAGGTCTGGTTGTACAGATCGACCGCGAAGCAAACGTAATTGCAAAAGAAACTCGCCGTGGAAAGGGTAACGTTGTTATCTGTTCTTCTGACGTTGCTACTGCACTTGCCGCTTCTGGTATGTTGGACTACACTCCTGCAATGTCTACCAACCTTCAGGTTGATGACACTGGTAATACTTTTGCTGGTACTTTGAACGGTCGCACTAAGGTCTATATTGACCCATATGCCTCTGCTGACTACATCACTGTAGGTTACAAAGGTACTAACGCATATGACGCAGGTGTATTCTACTGCCCATACGTTCCACTGCAAATGGTTAAAGCCGTTGGCGAGAATGACTTCCAACCACGTATCGGGTTCAAGACTCGTTATGGTATGGCGTCTAACCCGTTTGTCGGTTCTACTCCAAGTAACGGTCTTGCCGCTGCTAAGAGCAATGTTTACTACAGAATCTTCCGAGTTGACAATATTCTCGCGTAGATGGTAGTATAAAATAATAAGAGTGATAGATCGGGAACGCCCGGTTAAATCACCTTTTGACCCTCATCTTCGGATGGGGGTTTTTTTTGTGTCTATTATAGTGGTCTATATTTTAGATAATTGTCCATTAATAGACCACTATAATGTGTATAAATAAAAGTAAAATCAACGAGAGTTATAATGGCAGAGTTAACATCAAATAAAAATTATCTACAACCCACGGGATTTAAGATTATTATATCCGGTGATGGTTATAAGAATCTGAGTTATTTTGCGCAGAGTGTAACACATCCTGGCTCCTCAGTTAATCCAACAGAACTACCAGTTGCACGTATTACTTCGGTTCCTCTTGCGGGTGATAAAATTACCTATGGGGAACTCACCGTAGAGATCATTCTTGATGAAGATATTGTTGCATACAAAGAGATGCAGAACTGGTTGGAACGTATCGTGAATCAGGGACAAGACAATAGTGTAGGCGCAGAGGGTACTACACGAAGTAGTTATGCAGATATAACATTGATTATCATGTCTAGTCACAATAACAAGAATGTGCAGATAAAGTATTTTGATGCCCTTCCTACAAACTTGAGTCCAATCACTTTACAATCTAATGTTAGTGATATACAATACCCTACATTCACAGTAAGCTTTAGGTTCAGTTCTTTCGAGTTGTTATAAATGAGACACGTCTATATTATGAATGAGAATCTTCTGGATATACTAGAAGGTTTTAGAGAGTTGTTTATTGACAAATACGATGTTACCAAGACCAATACCTTTCTTGATGGAGAGAATAGAGATCATTGGATTAGTGACGAATACTTACAATCTATACAAGTAGGTCATGATGGATCACCCGAATCAGCAAGGTCTTATTGTCTCAAGCCCGATCATGACGATTCATCTAATCTGGACTACCGAAAATCCTATATAACATTGGATGAAAGATTGAAGACTGAACTAGGAGTGCGCAATTCTGCGCTTAGTCAGTTATATCCGGTTGGTGGATATATTGGATGGCATACAAATCAAAACGCATCTTCATACAATCTTATATTCACATGGAGCGAGACCGGTGATGGTTATTTTGAGTGGGTCGATCCCATAACAAAAGATCATATTCGCATGAAGGATAAGAAGGGGTGGACATGTAAGGCTGGATACTTTGGTTCTTCCGAAGAGACAGATAAAATTATATACCATTGCGCATCAACAGACAGTAAAAGAATTACCCTCTCATATACTCTCGGGTTCAATCTAGAGTTCTGGGAAGACGTTATTGATCATATAAATACAGTTTGATTATTGGAGATTATTATGTTAGACCTTGAAAGTATATTATCAGAGTGGAAAGAAGATTCACAAATTTCACAACATCAACTAGATGAGGTGTCTCGACACACACCTAGTCTACATGCAAAATATTTGCAGTACCTATCTCTCACAAAGTTACAACTCAAACGTGCAGAGAACTCTCAGAAGACTCTCCTACTCCAGAAGTGGAAATACTATAATGGAAAGATGGACGAAGAAGAACTACGTGCCACCGGCTGGGATCTAGATCCATTTGATGGACTCAAGGTACTCAAGGGTGACATGGATTTATATTATGATGCAGATCCTGAGATTCA